GAATAAACAAATGTACACATTAATATACAATTGCCAAGTGCGGTATTGAGGTCACCAGACATTCGCCTGCCATCAACAGTGTACTTTACAAGCCCGTCAGGACACCGTGCAATGCCCACATTTCGTAACTGCCAACTAAGCAACTCACGTAGCTCCTTGTTCTGTCTGTACAAACTGAGGTAGATAGGATGCTCCACGATTTTAAGATGACCAACTCGAACACTCTTGTCAAAAGACGAGGCGTCAAGACCGACCGCAACTGGATCGGAAAATGAGGAAAACTTTCCCCACAGCACTCTTCCTTGGTCATCTGCGTTGAAACCTTTCATAACAGTAGGTTCGCCCCAGACTCTAGCAATCCCCTGGTACACCAGTTTCTCAGCGGTTTTGAGATACTGAGCGCAAGCAGCTATATACCTCGTACTTCGGGGCTGAATCAGCCGAGGTATTGGTTCAGTCTTGGCAATGAAGTCCCGCTTCTCGTTGCCTTTGACAAATGAGCTACACACGGAGTCCCTTTTACAAATGCGTCGCTCACGCAATGAAAGGACCGCAGCTTCCATCAGTGCTCTTTTTCGACCACTGTACATCTCAGGGACAAGGCCCAAAGGAACAGGGGTGGTAGACTTTAGCACTGCCTTAAGTTTGCGAGTGAATTCTTTCGACCTCCCGTGTATAACGTCATCGGGTATGTTCTTAAGCGGTGAGTACACTCCCTCATTGAAGTCATACATCACCCTTTCGGCAACTGCCCGTACCAAATTTGTGCTATCGTTATTTTGTACATTAAAATACATGGGGGAACCTAAGGAAGCCACGATCCACAACTTCCTAGGTCGGCGTTTACCGCCTAGCTTGGGTACAAAGGTCAAACCAGGCACATTGGAATGCTCGATGGCAGTCGTATGCCCATTGCACCAAACCAGGCCCCCCTAGACAGCATTGTCCTGTCGTCCGTGTACAGGCCTCCCTACCAACTTATAGTACCAACTACGCTCGCCTGGAACACGAACACGTCTCTTTGCAAAGTTGTGTGCGTCCCGTACTTCCGGAAGCTGACACATAGCCCTTGCAGCAACCTCGCGCCTGGAAGGT